GAGAATTTGATATCTCTGACGCGGAACTTGTCTTTGAAAATTGCGCAGCGATGCGTGCGAAGACGGCAGGGTTCCACTTTAGCCAATCTGATATTCATGTGGCTAGTGGATGTATTGCATACCGTAACTATCCAAAACTTGCCACGTCGACATCTACTAGGACAGCGAACGCGTCTGGTGCCGGTATGTTGGCTAAACATTCGACAATCCTCTTTGATGATACATCAGTGGCAGGAAGTAGACGTTGCTTGTTAAACTTCGCGAAAAATGATATAGGTATTCAACTAGAAAACTCAACTTTAAAAGGGGGGAAGATTAACTACGGAGGTGGAGGAGATAAGACTGATACTGGAACTACTGACAACACTACGTCCGTACTTCAAACGTTTCAAAACGTTAGAGCTGGTATTCACCTGACAAACTCTGAACTCTCGTTCATGGGGAGGTTAGATTCGTTTCATAATTTAAAAGGTATAGAATCCTATAACTCTAAAATAAACTCACCTCAATTTACGGTGGACGATAATCAAGATGAAGGGTTGTACTTACATGACTCGATAATGACATACGGAGTAGACGGTGATAAATTCACCACTCTACCTAACGGAGCAGTTACCTCGAAAAGAGCATTTCACGCATCTAACAACGGGCAAAATATAGTATTACGAAAAAGTTCTTCCTTAGTACCTTTCCATATGGATGATTACGCTACTAACTTAGGGTTTTGGGGAGGACACGACCACGCGGACGCAATGACTAATCATGGCGCTTCCCCTGGGAAAACTTATAATTTACCTAGTATAGTCGTTGCAGATAACTCCCATGCGGAGTTAGTAAACTTGCACGCGGTCTCCAGAGTTGATGCTGCTCCTTTAAAAGGGGCGGTAGCTGTTATTACAGATAATTCAGTTTGTGAGTTCCGAGGAACTTCAGCATCCCATACGATTATGAGCGTCTCAGTTCAAAATGCTTTAGCTATTGGGGAGTTAAAGAATGATTGGATGACTGCGGGGATATTTGCCTCTAAGAACTCTAAGGTTGAATTTACAGGACCCACGAAGATTTCTAAATTTGGTGTAGGTGTTTTGGCTGAGGATAATTCTACTGCAGAATTTAAACCTCCAATGTTAGACTCTGCCTCTTACGCGTGTGATACTCATAGGTTTAATTTATCAGGTAATGCGCAAAACCAAACTCAAGTAGAGATTCACGCAAACAGGTCTTGTGTAGTAGCGAATAAAAACTCAGGAATCGTTATGTACGGTCTTGGAGGTTCCTCTTTATCGCTGTCTGCCAACACGGTGGACTACGTAGCAAATTCTGGCTACTCAAATCCTTACTATGACGAATTTAAAGCTTGTACTTCTGGGAGCTGGGCTCAATTTTACCCTAATGGGTTTACGAGTGCTTTGGCTGGAAACGCTGCTGTTCTAGGTACAGGGTCCGATGCTAGTGGTCGAGCAACTAAACTAATAGCTTCAGGCAGTCAGTCCACCATCTCTACAGGAGGAATGGTCGTACGAGCAGTCAACAACAGTTATGTTGATTGTAATTTAGTAAATTTCCTCTTTACGGCACCCGCAAGTTCCGTTTCTGGGGCGTACTATCATTACGCGGGACGTCAAGGGGCAGAACCTTATACTCCGGACGGTACTCCTGCTAACTCTATGACTGGGTACCTAAAGTCTAATGTGCCTCCCGTTTTCTCTGCTGCTACAGTAACTCAAGGGGATACTAATATTACTGCAAACGCTCTAAGTAATCCTTCTGGGTATCTCCCAATTTCTCAAGTAAGCGGAGGGTATGGAAATCCTGCAGATACAGGAGATTGGAATTATGGAGGATATGGAACGCAGCTCCACTTGTGGAATGTTGCGGATACTTCTAGGATTCATGCTGCAAACTTAACGATTAATAATGCAGACCCTTCAACGGTGTGCAACGCATCTGCTTACCACGGTCCTGCAGGCAAGTGGGCTAATGGCGCATCTTTGGATTACTTCGGGAACGATGGTTTGGCTACCACTTACGGAAACCAGCTACGTACTGCATCTACATTACGCGGGTTTGAAAATCACGGAGTGTTCCGTTTGATTCTAGGACATAGAGGAGATTTGAAAGCCTTCTTTGATGTAAGTAGCGGTATCGGGAAACATTACTCAGAAGCGCGTACTACAGGAACTGCTATGGACCAAGTGAACGCGCAAGGCTACGCTACGTGGACTCCTACCGCAGGTGTTGTCTCGGGCTCGGACGAACGTCTTTTCTTAGGCCATGAAGGTGGCGCAGGTGATAGTGGTACCTCCTATATGTGGTCTTCCCTTGAAGATGTGTTTGGGTTAGGATGGGCTGCGAGCGCAGCTAACAAACCAGCGGGCATTCAGGAAGCCATAGTAGGAACTAAGACCGCGTCAGGTACTGCTACTGACACAGTACCTTCTTTCCCATTACCTCCTTTACATATGGATTGGCAAGGATATATGAGGAATTGGGTGGACGAAAGTGCGGCTAATGTTTTCGCTAACGCTAAACATGCGGCTAATAAAAAAGTTAATGCAATCTCTATTTACCGCTCCACCATAGAAACCAATAGAGGTGGAGAAGGGCGAGACGGTACTTCTACTAGTAAGTTTGGAACAGGATTAAGGTCCCTCAACTTGTTTGACTTGGATAGGCTACTATAATGACATCACGAATTAACACTAATATAAGGTATTATCTCCCAGGAGACCCTTACTACTATGAGGTAGATAACCTGCCTTTGGAAGATTTGGCTGCGAACGACGTAAATTTGCAGTCCCAGATTGACGACTTAAAGGCTAGAGTAGATTTAAAAAATAATAACAGAAAAGGGTTCTCAGAACTTCGACCTTATTTAGATAAAAATAAACCAGGTAAGGTCTTTGTTGAGGCAGGAAATTTCTTAGCTAGGTTAGAAATAGAAGCAGACTTCGAGGCATTTAATTCAGAACAAGAAGATTTAACTTCAAGCGGGAGCGAGGGTAGCGGAACTCCGCCATATAACCCAACACCCGAAGGGTCAACAGGTCGTCTATCTGTAGTCGAGTATGCCGGGGATGATTTTATTAAAATCGATTCGTTTGCAGACTCCGATTTTAAAGACAGTAAAAGCCCTGAGTTCCGCTATGATTTAATCTGTATAGAGGCATACCCTGCGTTAGACCAGGATAACAAAACTGCGAAAAGGTTAAACCATGACTCTAAAACTGCAAGGCTATCTGTATTAAAAGGGTCGGGTGCTGGACTGAAGGGTTTAGTGGTTCCTTCCCCTGACGCTATCACGGACGCTACAAATGGGGTGTTTACCTTACCCGTAGCGTACATTAAGGTTCCTCATGATTACGTAAAAGGGGACCCTTTACATGTACGTAATATTATAGATGTCAGACCTTTCTTTAAAAGCTCTGAATTTACATCAAATGAAAGACAAGCTGTGGCAAATGCAACGGCACCTTCAAAAGACAATCGATTTTTAACTGCTAACGACCCAGAATTTTTAGAATTTAAAAACCGAACAATTGAAGGAGTAGGAATACAAACTCCGGGAAACCACGAAGGTCGGATTTCAAATTTAGAGAAAAAACTTCGAGACCCGAGCATTCAGACTTTCCCACCTCAAAACTTAAATATTTTAAGGTATGTACCAAGCCTAGATGTTCCTGTGTATCAGGCAGATTGGACAAGTTATATTGTAAAATCTGTAAGGCAGATGAGGACAAAAATCAATGATACCACGTACTTATTATTCTCTCAATTTGAGATGGATTTTTCAGATACCGATGGTGGGGGAAAGGAGCAACTAAGGAAACAAAGGCTAGACCCATCTAGAATCCCTTTACCTACTGGGTATTACTATATTGATTTAGACAGACTTGGGTATGCCCCAGGAACCGCAAACTCTATTACTTTTCTCCCTTCCATTGAGTTTTATAACGGAACAGACGTACAGTTTTTTGATTTTGCTAGGTCTGACTCTCCTTCTTATATGGTATTAAGGGCAGGGGTTCAAAACTCCACAATGAGCGGAGCACGAAATCTATTTACTTGGAGAAATAAACGTGTAGTGCGAGGAGGATGTTTTGGTAAAGTGACCTTGATAGGCGTATCTACCCAACCTACTTTTAGAGATGAAGGTAATCCAGCAGGACACGGAAACTTAATTTACTAAAATGAAATTTCCACCTATAAATTTTTTTAACTCTACCGACACTTATTTCTACCAAAAAGGGAACGAGCCTTTAGAGGCCCTCCTTGAAAGGGATAAGATTCTCCAGAGAGAGTTAGACAGTTTATATTCTAAGTTTAAATTATCTGAAAGCTCTAGGAAAGTGTTTAATAAATTTCGACCTTTCATATATCTTACAAATCCTTCAGTACTAACAGTAGACCCAGGAGAAGCCACTATAAAAAGTGTGTCTGAAGAGGACATTCATATAGAATTCGAAGGGGGACAGGTTTCCTTTCTTGACGATACGCAAACTGATAACACTTTACGGGTAGATGAAGTTTGTATTGCTTTCGGGTATGACTCCAATACCGCAGAAATTAAAGTACTGCACGGAGTAGGCAAAGCCGACGCGACTACTAAAGAGATACAAGCAACGTATTCAGCAGACCGTAGAAACTACATCCCTATTGCGTACGTAATTATCCCTAGAAACTATCGCCAAGGTAATGTATTACTTGAAAACAATATAAAGGATATTAGGTCTATTTTTACGACGAGTGAAATGACTCTACAAGAGAGGCAGGCTTTGGGGGCTGCTTACAAGCCTTCAAAAACGAACCCTCTCTTAACCGCCGAAGATTCTAAAATTAAAAGCTTGCAAGCCTCGCAAACCGCAGAGCTCCCTATTAACGTTTTTGATTTAGACGAGAACCAACAAGCAAGTACGAAAGTATTAACTCCAGGACACCACGAAGGTCGCTTGCTGGGGCTTGAACAGGCAACGGGAAGGGAGGCTTGGGTAGGCTCCGTCGAAGAGCATGAAGACGTAGAAATTCCAGAAGTGGATGGGTCGTGGAGTGTACCTTTAAATCTTACAGGAAAAAACCAGGAGATTGCGGCATTGAGGCCTGCGTATCGACGTTTTATATCAGAAGAATTTGATACAAGGTCGACAACGGCAACAACCAAGAAAAGTTATACTGCAGAAAAAATTCTAGTAAAACGACAATTAGTTCGATTTGACAGTTTAACATATGATGGATTTGACTCAAGAACATCTCACATCAAACAGAGAGATACTCGTACCTCAAATATGTTCAGTAATGATGGATACCAAAGAAATAAGCTTCTCATTGCACAAATAGAAATTAATTTCAATGACGGCAAGCTAGCTGATTATAATTGGAAAGAGATAAAAAATCAAGTAGATTCCTCAGACAAGTCTTGGTTTTCTCGCTTTGGAAAAGCATTTAAAAAAGAAAAATTTGATTTTTCGCAAGACGAGCATTATCTTCCTAGGGTAACCTCAGTACCTTTCGAAGGGGATTATGATTTATATAATTCAGACTTTGGATTTTCAGTAGGAAAAATGCACCCTTACTATTTAGATTTAGAAGCAATAGGTTTTCAAAGAGGGACTATGGATTCTGTAATGATGATTCCTCAAATGGTATGGCATTCAGATAATAACGATATGCCTGGCTTTTCGGTTAAAGAAATTTACCGCTTTGAAAGTGTAGGCTTAGGGTCAAAATCTAGAAAGGGGAGAGCTGACCGGACAGCCCAGGAGTCAGTAGGTTTTCAAGAAATACGAAGTATTAAAGGTCAGTTAGTAGAAGTAGATTATGGGTACTCCGGGGTATGTTTAGGAGTGAAAAGACTACACTCTAAGGCCGATGCTGATAATCACCCTGCCGTATATCGACTAACTTTAATAGGTCCTGCCAATCACACTTTAAACGGAACTAGTGTTCCGGACAAGGAGTGGGCTAGATAATACGAGGCATATGAAACAACTCTTTCTTTCTATATTTTCTATTTTGGTTTTAGCTGGATGCTCTACGCTTATGCCAATCGCAGGAGGTGGAGTTGGGGGAGCAATCGGAGCTGCCGTAGGGGGACCCCCTGGCGCTGCTATAGGGGGAGCCGTTGGCGTAACTGGAGCACAAATGGCATTCCCCTCAAACTCCGCTCCAGTAAGTGACGCTGTTGCTCTAGCCGCTGCCCAATCAGGTAAGCCTGCCCCAGGAACTACTGCAAGCACTATCTACGAAACTAAAAGTTTAATTTTTCAACTTGGTTGGTGGTACGCTGCGATTTTCGTTTTATTACCTCTCGTAACTAAGCGTGGTAGAAAATGGGTTAAGAAATTCGGCGACATCGGTAACACAGTTTCTCAAAAAGATATAGAAGCTCGAGACGTAGAACAGGACCTAAGACTCCTCGAATTAGAGGAATTTATAAACCTCCTGAAAAAACAAGACAACTTTAGTAAATAACTACTAAATAAATTGAGCTTACAGAGTAAGTAACAAACAATATGCAATATATCGATAACCAAAATGACACCCTAGGAATTAAATCCGTATCTACGGACTTTAGTAACATGATTATGGAAAACCTCGGGTTCGCCCCCGTGGACCAAGAGGAGGAAGGGAAGCCATCTCTATATGAGACAAATGGCAACGTTTTCGGCTTGAATCCTGAAGTTACAGAAGTCGACGGTCACCTATACATTAAGCTACATGAGCTCTCAGACGAACTGTTTGAGTCTCTTGAGGAAGATGACGAGATTACTACTTCTATCTCTTTAGATGACGAAACGTTCTTCCTAAGTGAAGATGTCTACGAAATAGATGACAACTTTTACGTAGGCCTCCTTTCTGAGGTTGCTGAAGAGGAAGTGGTTGAAGAGAGTTCAGTTATGGAAATTGACGGTACTGACTACCAAATCGTTGACGAAGATAGTGCTGAGTTTGTTGCATATCTAAAAGATGGCGATGAAGAAGGTTCTTACTCTATAACAGACGAGTCTGATGCAACGGACCAAGTTTTTCTCGCAGCTTTCGCTGAGTAATCTAACCTTTTAAACTATGAGTAAATCCTACGCGCAAATGGCCGAAGAGATTATGGGTGAGGCAGCCGTAAAAGCTAAGAAAGCGGAGAAATCCGACCTTTTAGAGGTGTCTGATACCCATAGAGCCCAGATAATCGAATCTTCCCAGTTAATAGATGAAGGTATGATGGATAAGGTTAAAAGCATAGGTAAAAAAATTAAAGCCCGTGCTAACGAAACCAGGGCAGAGACAGATGCCAGACTTCGAACATATGGTGTCGTACCTAGAGGTGATACCCCTCCAGGCGGGTCTGCGGATATAGCGAAGAAAGGTAAAAAGAAGAAAGGTGCCTTTGTACAAAAGAACCTTCCAGGCATGGACGGGGTAAAGACGGAGGGTAAAACTCTTACTGTTCCAGGCGACGTTAACGTAATGCGTCATGTTAAAAAGCCAAAACATTTTAAGCCTAAAATGCACGGAATCCATAAGCTTTCAGTTCCTAGCGAACAGAATGCTGACGTAACTAAAGTCTCTCACGCGGCACCGGGTAATAATACTATTAGCCATCACGCGGTTTCAGACTCTGCAGGAAACAGTGTTTCTAAAGCAGCATCAGTTAAACTTACATCTAATCAATTAATGAAGCTTAAGGAAGCTCATGATATAATGCGAAGCGTAGGCTTGTTGGAGGGAAAGAGTAATTGGAATGATTTTGGAGGTCAGGCAGGAGCGGTTAAAGTTACTGTCCCTGGAGATAAGCAAATATCCGCAGGTATTAAAAAAGCATCTAAACTTCAAACTTTAAAACCCACCTTAGCGGACTCTAGAAAGACACAGAACTCTGAAGATGACGAAACTCAAGGTCGTATTCATAACGATATGGACCGTATGCATAATATGGGTAAAGGCGGTAAAGGCGAGTCTCCGATAGGCCAACAAGGCCCTAAGCCAAACATCGTAACATTTAAAGACCATAAGGAGCGTCAAAGTTTTGACGAGTTTATCGGTATGGTTACTGAAAAACAGTACGCCGGTACAGAACTAGCAAAAGCACCTAAAACCCCATCGAACCCTCGGCAGCTAGGCCCTCAAAGGGTAAAGCGAAACAAAGCAGCAGCAAACCTAAAGGTTATCCGCAAGCACGGTATTAAGGCGGGAAGAGCTTTCGCTAAGAGACCAGGTGGACTTCCTATAGAAAATACTCCTAGCGTCACTCAGGCTCTTGATTCTAATGCGAGGAGGTCGAATACGTGAATTTACTAAGAGACTTTTATTCCTTCGGGAGAGTTGAAATCCTTTCGGAAGCGAATGGGTCTTCTCCTATGAGAATTCGAGGTCTTTTTTCTGAATCAGATAAGGTTAATGGTAACAAAAGGGTATACCCTCACCAACTCCTCGAAAGAGAAGTAAAAAAACTTAATAATTTAATTGGAGAGAGACGTTTGATAGGAGAACTAGACCACCCTACAAGTGAGGTTGTCCACCTAGCTAACGCTTCTCATTTAATTACAGGTCTTCAATGGGACAATAAATGCCTAATGGGAGAAGCTGAAATCCTTAATACCCCCGCAGGTAAAGTTCTACAGGAGCTTTTGAAAAGTGGAGTAAAGGTAGGTATCTCTTCTCGAGCTACAGGGAGCGTTGAACATGATATGCATGAAAACTGCTACAAGGTTCAAGACAATCTTAAAATGATTACATGGGATATGGTATCAGACCCTTCTTGCCAGGGAGCTTTTCCTGGAATAAATGAAAATATGATTTCAGAACAAAGGGATTCCATCGTAGATAACTTTAAAGGACTGAAGAGTGAGAAACTTTATATTACCGCTCTTCGTCAAGCCTTAAAAAAATAAAAACACCTGTTCCTTTCATAAGGGATAGATATAGAGAGCAATAAACAATGCAAAAACACATAGACGACATCGTAAGCAAACTTCCTAATGGGATTTCCCAGACTGGAATGAAAGAAATCATCGACTTGGTAGAAGCCTCCATCACCGAACAGGTAGATGCTGAGGTTAAACTTCTTGAATCTAAGGTCAGTGGCTTCCTTCGCACGAAGATTGAGAGCCTAAAAGAGGTTGCTCAGGAAGAGTTCAAATCAGAGAACTCAAATTACCGCGCTACTAAGATTTATGAAACTATTAAAACTTTAGTCGCCGGAGATATTTCAGAAAAGGATTTCGATTCTGCAGCCGCTCCTTACAAGAAGCAGGTAGAGGATTTGGAATCACAAATCAAGACGATGAACGAAGGATACTCACAAGTTGAGAATCAAAATCGTCTACTTGAAGGCCAGGTTAACCAACTACAAAACGACGTAGAAACCTTGCTTAGTGAGAATACTGAATTAGAAGGTAATGCTGCGCTCTTAGCTGAGCAAGCATCTCTAGAATTCAAGTCCTCAGAATCTGCAGTAATTATTACAAACAATAATGATGCAGACCGGGCCCCATCTCCAGAAGCTATCGACAATCGATTTTTGACGGAAGACGTGGTTAGATTGTCGTCACTCCTTAAGGAGGAAAATTAATATGCTAGATAAAACAACTTCACATACTCTTACTGAGAAGTGGAACCCTATTTTAGAGGGCATCAATGACCAAAACGTTAGAGAAAGCACAGCAGTTCTCCTTGAAAACCAAGCACGTTCCATCATAACGGAATATGCTAAGGACTCGGGTACTTCGCTTAATGAATCTACTAATGTCGGAAGTCTTGGTACTTTTCAAAAGTTTGCGTTCCCTCTCGTCCGTCGGGTTTTCCCCGAATTGATTGCCAACAAGATTGCAGGCGTTCAGCCAATGCAAGGTCCTGTTTCCCAGATTTTCTATCTAGGTAACTCGCGTGTAGGTGATAATGGCGCAGGCGCTCAAGTAAATGAAACTGTCTACAGTAAGTACAACCTTACTTATGCCGGTTTAACTGCAACGGAAAACGCCACTGCTGGTTTCTCCTCTACTTCAGAACCTAGTACTGTAGCGAACTTGCTTGACGGCCATACAGGCTTCCCGGGTACGCTTGATGCTTCTTCGACTATGGGTGGTCAGATTGCTGATTTCCCAGGTTCGGGTAACATTGGTGGTTTTACTGTTAATGATGGCGAGGCTCTAACGGGCTCAGCTATTCCTGAGATTAACTTCCATATCGAACAACAAGCTGTTGTGGCTAAGACTCGTAAGTTCCGCGCAATGTGGACACTCGAGGCAGCGCAAGACTTGCGTGCATACCACAACCTAGACTTGGAGCGTGAACTAACTGACTTGCTAGGCAAGGAAGTATCTTTGGAAATTGACCGTGAATTGGTTGAAGACTTGAGAAATATCGCTTATGGTCGTGGTGAAGTCGGTGGCTACTCTAAGAGTGCTCTCGATTTGGCTAACGCTAACTCGTTTGCCGCGCAAAACGGTACTGGTAATCCAAAAGGTGGCGCATTCACTCCTGGTGGATTTAACTATGCTATCTCTGGTGCTTCTAACGGCCTTATTGGTACAAATGACACAGGTACCGCTGCCCAGGTAGGTGCTAATGTTTACCTTGTTGATTTCGCTACTACTGCGCTATCATTAAACCCTCGCCACGTAGGTCAAGTGTATGCTAACTTAGTTGCTACCTTGAACTTTGCTGCTCAAGACATTTACAAGACCACGTTCCGTGGTGCAGGTAACTGGATTGTCACTTCGCCAATGATGGCTGCTATTCTTCAATCTGCTTCGCAGATGGAAGGTGGTGTTCGTCAAGGTGAGATGAATGGTACTTTAGGTCGCAAGATTGAGTACCGTGGCAAAATGCTTGGCGCTTACGACGTTTATGTTGACCCAATGTACCCTGATGATGAAATCATGATGGGTTACAAAGGTTCTAGCCCAATGGATGCCGGTTACATATACTGCCCGTACATCCCACTCCAAATGTTACCAACTATCACGAGTCCTGAGGACTTCCAGCCAAGAAAAGGTTTGCTTACACGCTACGCCAAGGCTGCTATTACTCCGGAATCAAGATTCTACAGAATCATTCGTGTGATAGGTGTCGGCGCGAGCTTCCTGACTGCAGGAGCTACAAGACAGGTTCTTAGTTAATAACTAATTAGCAATCTAAAAAGTAGCCTGTCTTTCTTTTACGAGGAAGACAGGCTACTGCCGTATATAACATGAGGTAATTAAAATGTCAGACACATCAGCATTAAGTATAGGTACAGGAAAACTAATATGGTCTCCTGAGACTAGCTTCGGAAACACGCACGCCGCAAGAGATGGGGTAACGAACGACGTAAGCGCGTTCAACAACTACTTGGGGGAGATTAACTATGATACGATGAATCGTAGAAGGTTTGCGGACAATTACTCCTTCGGCTCCTTTTATGGAGGTATAGGTGATTATATAAAGGCTCGGCTTGGCCATCCGGTAGTGAGAGTAGAATTAACTAACTTTCAAATACTTACGGCTATTGATGAGGCTATAGCGAAAATGGATTACCATGCCCCGGACTGGTGTTTGCAGTTTATGACGTTTAAGACAGAGCCTGGATACGGAATCTATAGACTCCCTAAAGCGGTCATTAATAACCTTAGGTATTGTGCTTATAAGAAATCTCTTCTATCGATAGCACGGCAGAACGGTACTTTGGAGTTTGATTTTTTCCTTAAATACTTTCAAGACAACTACTTAATGAGAGATTTTTCACCAACCGCGTTCTTGCAGATGAAGATGGGTCTAGAATCATTAAGAAAGATTCTAAGTATGGACGGTACGTTTGATGTTATTAATGGAGACCAATTACAGCTTTACCCTTCCCCGACCTTTGTCGAAGAGGTTATCGTAGAGTTTAAAGCGTTAAATTCGGATACTCTACACCCTTACTTTATAGGGTGGATTCAAAAATACGCACTCGCAACATGTAAAGTTATCTTAGGGGGCATTCGAGGCAAGTACGCCGTGCTTCCTTCCCCCCAAGGAGGTGCTCAACTAAACGGTGCTGCATTAGTTCAGGAAGGTAATGCGGAAAAACAACAGCTAGAACAGGACCTATTAATGGAAATAGAAGAGCCAGCCACATTCACAATGTTCTAATGGGTATTTACCAAGATATCGCTACGCAGCTAGAGACATTAGAGAAGGGAGCGGCAACCAAATCTGATTTCTATAGAGACTATACCCAAGATTTAATGGAAGGGTTAGATGTTTCTATTCTAGATTCGGAAGCCAAAACTTTAAAGGTTCCTATCATTTACGGTTCTATGGAGAGAGCAGTAGCAAAAATAAAGGAGACTCAAAACTTAACGCTCCCTTTAATGTCTTTACATATAGGAGACGCTGAAGAAACAACAACCCATAGGAAACCTAAGTTTTTAGTTGAAACTTTTTCATTTTTTGATGTAAATTCTAAACAGGCGTATCGCGTTGTAAAGAGAGCACCTAAAGCAGTAACCCTTACGTATAGGCTTATTTTATGGGCAAAATATACTGAAGACATGAATCAAATAATGGAACATCTTCAATTAATCTTCCAACCTAACTTAAAATTATCCAGGAAAAGCGAAGATAGTTCTATTGTTTCCTTGATAGATGTTTTAGATATGTCCTCTCATCAAGTAGCAGATAGGCAGGATAGGGTTCTAAGAAAACAGATTTTTCTACAAGTAGAAGCGTACCTCCCTAACAAATCCTATATTATGTCTAGTGAGGGAGTGCTAAATGAATTTAACCTACAAGCAGGGATGGGTACTCCCGGAACAACGGAGTTTGCGGATACTTCTGCTGTAGGCTTGAAAAAATAAGCAGTAAGGGTTAAGTGTTCAAGTAAATAACGTATATGAACCCTTCTGTTAAGCAACTTCCCCTTAAAGGGAAAACAACGAAGATATCAAACCTAACCTTTAACCAGTTACAGGTGGAGTATTCGACCCATCTTGGAGATTCAAGGTCGGTGTGTATACCCGGAAAAGGGAGTGTAGTAATCCAAAAATTTAGACCTACAAAAACTACCTTAAATTTAGTTGAATCACGCTTAATAGAACTAGTAGATATAATGAGATAAAAACATTATGGCACAACGCATCCACTCCCAAACTTCTACTCCTGTTGGAAGTAGTAATAGTACAGCAGACTCGACATACTCACCAGCGTTTGTCGGATGTGCTTCTCGAGGCCCTGTAAATGAGCCTATCTTGCTTAGAAGTTCTGCAGAATTGGAATATCTTTTCGGTGAGCCTACTGAGTTTGTAGGAGGTAACGGTCTTATGGCTAGTTATCTCGCTTTAGATAACGGTACTCCGACTGTATACACTCGAGCAGAATCTAGTGGTGCACAAGCATCGGCTTCTTTGGCAGTAGAGGGAGCGGCTTTTGCTTACTTCTCCGCAACTAACAACGCTGGACTTAGTAGTACTACTTCGGGGTCTTGTAAATTTGAAATTACTGTATATGATAGAAACGGCACGCAAACTACAAACTCTCCTTATTTCATAGCAGTCCATAACGCGACGCCTCAAAGGATTTCGGATTGTGTATCTCAAACCTTAGGCGATAATGGTGATTTTTACTTTGACGCGATTAACGCAGCTGAGGGCACCTTCGTATCGAAGCACTCAGGTACTTCAGCGAAGCTTACGGTTAGTGGTGGATTCTTCAGTGGAACGAATGCTGCTTACTTGGCTTATGTAGGTGCCGCAAACGAATATATAGGAGGTGCGGCTGGAATGCCTTCAGTCAACGGCTCCGGTACAAGTGTAAGTTGGACATACTCTAACATTACAACGAATATAAAATCAGAAATGGTACAGTTTAAGGATAGTATTGGAACTACCGCAGCCACGGATACGATTGCTTCTGGTGCCTTTGCTTCCTCCGTAGTTGGAAGTGGTGTCGAGCTTACCGCAAGTAGTATTGCAGGCGGGGTGTTTGGATTCCAATCCATGCATACAGGCTCAGGGTATAACTACCAAACTAGATACAACAACCCTAATACTGTATTAAATGAAAGAGGCTTACAACTTAACGTATATAACGGCGTAGGTAGTAACCAAAACATTCAATTAGTTCGAAATGGGGGAACCGTAGAAGAGTCTCATGAAGTTAAACTTCATACTAATGGTACCTCTGCTAATAGCTTGTTCGCTAGTTCTATCGTGAACGGCTATAACTACACCAGTAATCCTACTTCAGATTGGGTTTACGCTTCTTTTGCTGCATCACAATCTTTAGAACTCTCAGCCGCAACTTGGAGTCCTGCTTCTGCAGACCACTTAGGAGTAGCTGTGAACGGTAAGGCAGGTAGTGCATCCGTTGGGTTCACCGGTAAGTATGTTAGATACTTAAGGTTTGCCACAGGATTAGTTGACTTCGCTGGAGGAAATAATGGTGACGTTCTAACCCATAACTCTTTGGGGACGTCAAGTACTTACATGGATTTAGCGGTCAGAGAAGCGTTAGGCGTCACTACAAGCGGAGGAGGTGCTCCTCAGTTTGATACTTTATGTGCCCCAGGGTTTGAAAGTTGGAGTCTCGTGCGTTCAAGAATGGCGGAGTTATCTTACGGCTCTTATAATACTTCTGGAGGAAACAATGCTTATGTAATCGGAGTTTCCCCTCCTCTAGGCCTTCCTACGTCTCTAGTTAAAAGTTGGCTACAAGGTACGTACGGTTATTCTACGTTATCTAATATAGCTAGAAAAGGTGTTTGGTGTGTACATAATTGGGTGAAGGTATTTAATAGATTTACCGGGTCTGACATGTACATAGAACCTATTGCTTTGGCAGCCCCTAAGTTTGCAAAAACCGCGGATGCAACAGGTGATTGGTGGGGCCCTTTAGTAGGAGCTTCTAGAGGTTCCCTTCCTCAGGCATTAGATACTTATACTCAACTAAGTCCGTACGATTTAGCCTCCAGA